CAGAAAACAATGCGGGAGCCTTCACCGACACGAGTGATGATAGAGTCAAGCTCGTGGAAGTTCAGGTTCTGCATCTCGTCAATGATGATAACAGAGTCATCCAGTGTTGTACAACGTAGGAAGGAAGTAGACCAGAACTTGATAGTCTCTTGAGTGCGGAGGGCACTGTAGAGCATCTCAAACTCTTCGTCTGAACCCAACTCGAACATGTACTTAACCATGTTCTTGTAAGGAATCTGCCACATAGAGGTCTTATCCTCCAGGTCTCCAGGGAGGAAACCAATCTCACGGGTGGCAACCAGTGAACGGACCAGATAGATTTGGTCGTATGTGGGGTCGTCCTTCAGAGTATCCTTCAGGGCGTTGTAGAGAGCGGTGAAGGTCTTACCGGTACCGGCAGAGCCATAGATAAACATGTGCTTGCCTTCGTCCCAAGCCTTAAAGATTCTCTCTTGGTTAGGTGTCAGTGGAGTGACTTCAGCCAGCATACTCCCGTTGATGGGAAGGCGGCGCTTCTCTGCGCGAGACATACCTTGCTTTTGTTGCAGTTTCTTAGACATCAGTAAAGATCCTTTGCTTGTGACTTGGGGGTACTCTTGACTTTGTCAAGAATATGCTTCCAACCTGAGTGCTTGTTTGCCAGCTGAGTTTTCCACTCACCGACACCACCCTTAGAGATTGTGGAGGCGCCTTGCGACCAGTCACGCTCCCACTCTGGGTTGTTCTCATACCACTCCATGATGTCGTGGACGGAGCACTCAATGACCTGCTGTTCGCCGGTCTCTTTATGAATAACGGGATAATAGGCCATTAAATAGTTAACTCGAGCTGTTCGTCAGGTGTATTGTAACACGAATCGTGATACTTGATAAACTCACGGAAAGCCATCTTAAGTTCACGTTGAGTCATACCACAGTGCTCTGCGGCGGCTGGGAGGTTCATAGTGGCATGGTAGAGACCCAAGAGGGCCTCTTTCGCGTTCTGTGGGTTAGTTTCTACCATTCCAGAGCCTCTGCAATGTTGGGGAACTGTTCGATGAAGATCTTCTTACAGTCTTCGGCAATAAGGCGGTGCTCCAACTGGGTCTCCACACCAGCACGAATTTGGATGTAGTGGATCCAGGATCGAACTGAGCCGGACATATACATCCTGGTGGGTGTGCCGAGAGGGAGGATAGAACGGGCACATTCCTTTGCCACACCCTTACTCAGGGCAAACTGATAAAGGTCGTTGGCGTTGTCATAGAGACGCTCGATCTCACGCTCGAGGCGCTCCTTCACTTCAGGGTCGAGGTCATCGTGACTGGCTTGCTTATTCTTCAGGTCCTGAGTGCGGAGATGAGGAACTGCAATCTTAGGAAGGTCACCCACAGCAGAATAACGCTGAGAGAATTCCTGGAACGAAAAAGAACGGTGACGGAGCACTTGGGCGGCAATAGCGCGGGTGGTGTTGATCTCCACCTGCATGCTGGCCATCTCAAAAGGAGACCAGTGCTTGTGCTTGATCAGATATTTAACCAGACGAGGAGCTGTCTCCATGTTGTTCTGGTTCTTGGGGTTAGACACCCTGGCCATATACACAATCTGCTCTTCGGCGTCAGGGGTGACTGAGATCAGACGGGCACTGTGCTCTTCGTGTTGGCGGTTGGGCATGGAAGTGCTCATTTAGAAAAACCTTGAACTTGACGACGGGACTGGTTATATGCGTCGCGGCCCTCTTCAAGGACACGCAACTGCTTCTTAAGATAACGCAACTCAGCCTCACCATAAAGGAAGGGGTCACGCTCACCTGCTGCGATAGCCTTACGCAGATTCTTGATGGTTACTTTATTCATTGGCAGAGTTGGTCTTGGAGTATTTTAACATAAAAAAGGAGGGTCTTTAACCCTCCTCTCTTATCAGACGTTTTGAAGTCCCAGTTCGGGGAATGCGTCAATTACATTCTGCTTTGTAATCTTGTAACGCTTGGTGAGTTGCTTGTCCTTCACCAGGTCCAGAAGTTCAGCTTCTTCGGCGTGAAGGGCCTCGAGGAGTTGAATCCACATGGCTTCTTTCTTGAGCTGCTGGAGGCGGGGCTTGGTGGTCCCAGAGCAACCATAATAAGTCACTTCACCGACAGTTTTAATGATGAACTTGTCGAGAAGGCGCTGCTCCGTGAAAAGCTTTTGGTGCTGAACACCCTTGGGGCGATCCAGGGGAGTGTAAGGTGTCTGTCCGGTGGGGAAGACGAAGGAGATGGTATCGGCGAAGTTACAGAGCAGAACCTTAGTCAGGGCCTCTGATTTATACTCTTGCAGAATCTCAACCTTCTTGGCCTTGGTCTTGGCGTTAGAGACGCGCTGCAGAACCTCAGAGATAAGAGTCTGTGGCACTGGAAGTTTGGGTGTGGCTGGACGTGCCATATTTAATAAAACCTCATTACAAAAGTTATTGTAACACCGTTGGTGTTCTTTGTTTATTTAGGGAGTTTTCCGTAACTCAAGCAAACTCGTCGATGAGCTCCTGGATGTTGTTCTTGATGAAATAATTCATGTCAATGGAAGCGCAAGGGCGGCTCTTGGTGTAAGCCATAAGGATGCGAGTCTTCACTGGCTGGGGGATGCGAGCGAAGTCAATCAGTTCAGCGTTACGCTTCCAGTTGCGGAGACGAATGTAATTGGTGAACTCGGAAGGGTCCATCGATGCCAAAGTGGCAATCTTCTCCTTGCTCATCTTCTTTTGCGTCTTCCCAGTAACAATAGCATCATCACAGGTAAGGATGTTGGGAATCCCATCAGAACGGTCGCCACGAATGATATGCTCCTGGAGATACTGGATTGGGTTGTCGTTTTCGATCCAGCGGTTTCGGATTGGGTCATACTGCTTAACAAAGGAATAGCGGTGCAGTTGAATGAAGTCCTTGTCTGCAGACATAATAAGGACTGGCTCTGGGTTCTCCTTACGGGAGTTGTGGATAGTCAGAGTTCCGATAATGTCGTCGGCTTCTGCACCCTGAACCTGCAATACGTTATAAGGAAGGTTGGCCTTCACCTCATCTCGAATCTTATTCAGAACCGAGAACACCTCGTCCCAGTTATACTTCGAAGCTTCGCGTTCTTGCTTCCGGTTCTTCTTATAGAAGGGGAAGATTTCACGGCGCCAGTAGTTCTTGTCGTCATAACAAAGAATAACCTTACCAAACTCAGGGCCGTGCTGCTTCTTAATGCGAGCAATAACTCTAATAATGGAACGACGGATAGAGTCGATATTGATGCCGTCTTCAATCTTATGGCGGACCATCAGGTGGCTGATGGCAATTTGATTGGCGTCAACGAGTATCATAGTGGCGAGGGCGGGCGCCCTGGTCTTTACTGCATGTATCATAACACAAGAAAGCCCCTGGTTAAAGGGGCTTTACAAAACTTAGAACTGGTTGTCCTCTTCGTCAATCTCACCGATGTAATAATCCTTCATGTCCTCTGGTCTGAAGCCAGGTGGGAACTCAATGTAAATGTACTCACCTCTGTCGAGGTTTCCTTCGGTGTCGTAGATCTCTGGGTGGGGGTTGTTCTCAAACAGATGCTCAAAGTCGTGCTCTGGTTCAGCGATCAACATTAAGTAGGCCTGATACTTTTCAGCAAAGAACCAGCCGCCAAAAATACCAATGAGGCAGAATGCCAATGAGAACAGAATCGTAATCATCTCTCTAAGTCCTAGTAAAGTCCAAGGTAAGTCTAAACTCAAATCCAAATAATTTCAACTTGAGTTCATGTGAACACTTCTTACGCTTCACCTCCTCAGGCTTTTGCCTAGGCAACATTAGGGAGAAACCCCTGTTGACTTTATTTAGTGACATAACCGTTCTTTACCAGATACTGAGCGGTCTCACGCATCCCACCAATAACTTCATCTCCGAAGAGAACTCTAGGGAAAGTAGAACGGCCGAACTTCTCTACGAAGTCATCGATCGTGTAGTCCTCCCCCAGTGTCAGTTTGTTGTATTGGATATTGTGTTGGTCCATCAGGGCCGCTAGCTTCTCGCAGTAGGTGCAACCCACCTTGCTGTAAATTAGGAACATAATTGAAATCAGTAGCAACCACACCGAGGGGTGTAGTAATTAATAAGATAGACAAGAAGCGACCTACCATGGAATCGGTAAGTGGCCTCAAACTACCATAGGGTTCGTCAGTCATCTTGGGTTAAAGAAATCCATTCCTTCCAGTAATCGTCTATGAGATTCCCTGACGGGATAGTGCTCTAGACACTTTCTGGCTCTGTCCCTAAGCGCCTTTGGAATGTTGGGAGTCTTCTTGGGGTCAATTAGGTGACAGAGTAATTTATAAGTCTCCTTAACTGAGTGGTATTCTTCTTGTGAGATCATTCGTCCCATTCGATGACAATGTCACTGTCGTAGGGGAGGTATCCACAAACACGAGCACGGCGTTGCTCAACAGTCTCACGAGGAACAAACGTACCGTCGTCGACCTCAATGGTGATTTTGGAATCGCGGGGTAGTGTGTCAGGCATTGGTGTTCTCTTTGTAAAGTTGATCTGTGGTGAACTCGGCGGGAACAGTCCTACCGAAGAGAGTCAGTTGTCCGAGGATCTTCATTCCCTGGACTGCAGTAACCTCAACCTTGTTGCCAGCAAAGGGGCCGGAAGTGACGTCGAGGATGTCTCCCACATTATAATCCACCTGGACGTTTTGTTTAACCTCCTGGTGGGTGGAGTCGACGCGAGAGAAGATGTTACGCATCTCCTTCGGACTCATGCGGCGAGGCTTGTTCTTGTTGGAACCAGCAAAACCAATCACGTTGAACGTGTC